ACTTCTGCAACGAACGCAGCAACCTCTGCGTCATCTGCAAGTACGTCTGCAAGTTCAGCTACTACATCTAAGGATGCTGCCGCTGCCTCTGCGACATCTGCAGGTAACTATGCAACTGCTGCCGCTGGTTCGTCAGCCACTGCTGCTACTCAGGCTTCTGCAGCTTCCAGTAGTGCATCTGCTGCAGCCACCTCGGCGAGTAACGCTGGTTCCTCGGCGACTAATGCTCAGAGTTCAGCGACCTCTGCGGCCTCTTCGGCTACCAGCGCGACAAACTCTGCCAGCTCGGCCTCCACTTCGGCTACCAACGCTGCTTCATCGGCAAGTGCTGCTGCAGGCTCGGCCTCTTCGGCTGCTACGAGTGCAACCAATGCTGCCTCTTCAGAAGCCTCCGTAGCTGCCAACGCAACGGCTGCTGCAAACTCTGCTACTGCCGCTGCTGGATCTGCCACTACGGCATCTACGGCTGCAACCACTGCAACCACTCAGGCTTCTAACGCTGCGACCTCAGCGACATCTGCAGGAACCAGTGCGACCAATGCGGCCAACTCGGCTACCGCTGCGTCCACCTCAGCCTCAGATGCTGCTGCCAGTGCTGCCTCTACGGCTGCTCTGTTGGACAGCTTCGATGATCGCTATCTTGGCCCCAAGAGTTCTGCCCCTACGCTGGATAACGATGGAAACGCTCTGGTCGTAGGTGCCCTGTACTTCGATACGACTACAGGCAAGATGCGGGTCTATACAGCTACAGGCTGGATTGATGCATCGGCTGCTTCTCAAGCTGCTCTCACGGTCTACCGCTACACAGCTACTGCTGGCCAGACGACCTTCAGCGGACTCGATGTCAACAGCGTGACCCTGGCCTACCTGGCTGGTGGAATCGTGGTGACTCTGAACGGCTCCGTGATCGTGGGTGGTGGCGATGACTACACAGCAAGCAATGGCACATCCGTGGTGTTGACCACTGGAGCAACTGCTGGTGACACGCTTGAGGTCTACGCATTCGCCAGCTTCTCTATCGCAAGCCTTAACGGTTCAGCCATTGTAGACAGCACGGTCACTGTGGACAAACTGACTAATATTATTGATCTTGGAGTTCTTCCTTAATGTCTAAGCAACTTAAACTTCGCCGTGGTACTACGGCACAACACAGCACATTCACCGGGGCAGAAGGTGAAGTGACTGTAGATACCACTAAGGATACTCTGGTGGTTCACGATGGGGCGACTGCGGGTGGCAAACCTCTGCTTACCGAAGCCAACCCCAGCTACACAGGAACCCTCACGGGAGGCACAGGTGTTGTCAACTTAGGCTCTGGGCAGCTCTACAAAGATGCCAGCGGCAACGTGGGTATTGGGACTGCCGCACCCGTTTCAGTGGCAAACTACAAGACAGCCACAATCAATGGAACATCTGGCGGTATTGTTTATGTGCAAAGCAGCGGGACAAATGTTCTGCAATTAAGCGCAGACAGCTCCTCAGTTGTTATGGCTGCGCTCCCGGCTATACCTATTTTGTTTTCTACCAACAACGCTGAACGCGCCCGTATCGACCCCAGCGGTAACTTGCTGGTGGGGAAAACCAGCACTGATGCTACAAGCGGCGGCCTCTGGTTGTACAGCAACCTCACTTACGGTCGAATTAACTTTGTAAAAAGCACTGCGTCTGGTACAGCAGCTACTCCTGCAACCGTGTTCTACTACAATGGTAATTCAATTGGAGGGATCAACTGTACAAGCACTGCAACAGCTTACTCCACCTCCTCCGATTACCGCCTAAAGCACAATATTCAACCAATGCAAAACGCATTGGCAATAGTCGCTCAGCTCAAGCCCGTCACCTACAAGTGGAATGCAGACGACAGCGAGAGTCAGGGCTTCATTGCTCACGAATTGCAAGCGGTTGTGCCTGAGTGTGTAACTGGCGAGAAAGACGCAGTGGACGCTGACGGCAACCCCAAGTACCAAGGCATCGACACCAGCTTCTTGGTCGCCACACTAACCGCAGCCATCCAAGAACAGCAAGCCACCATCTTGGCGCAGCAAACTGCGCTAACCGCTTTGACCGCCCGAGTTGAAGCACTCGAACAGGGAGGTGTATGAGTAATGCCCGTGACCTCTCAAAGGTCAGTCCGCTAATCTCTCGAACATTGGATCGAATCCGATTGAACTGCACTACTGGGACCGATGTTTTCGGCGCTGGCTCAATTAACATTCTTTACGAGTAACCAATGGAACTTGAACACCGCATCATTAAGCTGGAGCTGAAGGTGGATGATCACGCAGAGGAACTGAAGAAACTTCAAGACATCTCTGCGGATCTCCGTAAGTCTCTTGCAGGCATCGAGAAGACACTCGCCCAGATCAAGTACTTGGCCATGGGTGCCGTGGCTGTCGTTATTGCTCAGTCTGTCGGACTCGATAAAGCCATCAAACTATTCCTATGACCATGAACAAAGCTGACGAGAAGGCTCTTGGTAGCCTTCACGGTAAGCTGGCAGAGGTATTGAAAGACGCCCTGTCTCAGGACTTCACTGATCCTGAGACGGGGATCTCCATGCCCCCTGCAGCTATCCTCAATGTTGCCCGACAGTTTCTCAAGGACAACAAGATTGAGGCCATAGCTGCTCAGGGTTCCCCTCTGGCTGACCTTGCCGATCTCCCCATCTTCGAGGACGACAACATCGTCCCTATCCGTAAATCCCTATGACCTACACGATCTATGGTCGGTCTGGTTGCCAGCCCTGCCAGCAAGCAAAGTCTTTCTTGGAGTCCAAGGGAGCAGAGTTCGCCTATGTGGATGTCCTGGCTCTCCCCAAGGGAGAACTCGCAGACTTCCTAAGCAAAGGCTTCAAGACAGTCCCTCAGATATTCTGGGAGGATACCCACCTCGGTGGTCTTGAGGAACTCAAAGCTCACCTCACGTAACCCTAGAGGGCCTATAAGGCTCTCCAAGGCGTTTTCTTGGGTTACCTAACCTACCCCCTAGGTAATCCCGGAAAGTGTCTTCTAGCCCCCTTTAAATCAATCTATGACCCCATCCAAACATCCAGCCCTGGCAGACTTCAGGGTATTCATGTTCCTCGTGTGGAAACACCTTGGTCTCCCAGAGCCTACTCCGGTTCAATACGACATTGCCCATTACCTACAGAACGGACCTAGACGATCCGTCATCGAGGCCTTTCGAGGGGTAGGCAAGTCTTGGATCACCTCAGCGTTTGTCTGCTGGTTGATCCTGAACAATCCCCAGCTCAAGATCCTGGTGGTGTCAGCATCCAAGGAACGAGCTGATGCTTTCTCCACATTCGTCAAGAGGTTGATCAACGAGATCCCCATGCTGCAACACCTGAAGCCTCAGGATGGCCAGCGGGACTCTGTGATCGCCTTTGATGTGGGACCAGCTACTCCAGACCACAGTCCCTCGGTGAAATCCGTGGGTATCACTGGGCAGATCACGGGTTCCCGTGCAGACATCCTGATTGCTGATGACGTGGAGGTACCCAACAACTCCTCCACCCAGATGATGCGAGACAAACTCTCGGAGGCTGTCAAGGAATTCGACGCGATCTTGAAGCCTGGTGGCCGTATCCTGTACCTCGGTACCCCTCAGACAGAGATGTCCCTGTACAACCAGCTCCCTGAGAGGGGCTATGAGGTTCGTATCTGGCCAGCCCTGTACCCAGAGTTGCAGCAAGTGATCAAGTACCAGGGCAAGCTGGCCCCGATGATCACCAAGGCACTGGAGGCAGACGCTCAGAACGCTGGGATGCCTACGGACTCCAAGCGTTTCGACGAGGCAGACCTGCTGGAGCGGAGAGCGTCCTACGGTAAGGCAGGCTTTGCCCTGCAGTTCCAGCTCGACACCAGTCTCAGTGATGCCGACAGGTATCCTCTGAAGGTCTCAGACCTGATCATCCAGAATCTGGGTCCCTCCATGGGTCACCTGAAGCTGGCTTGGGCTGCAGCACCAGAACTGTGCATCAACGACATCCCCAATGTGGCTCTCACGGGGGACAGGTTCTACCGACCCATGTGGCACTCTGACGATATGTCTGAGTACACCGGGGCTGTCATGTCCATCGACCCTTCTGGTCGTGGTAAGGACGAGACAGGGTACGCTGTGGTCAAGGCTCTGGCTGGTAACCTGTTCCTGACTGAGGCTGGAGGGATCACCGGAGGCTATGAGCTGGAGACACTCGAAGCTCTGGCCTATGCAGCCAAGAGGAACCAGGTCAAGTACATCATCATCGAGGCTAACTTCGGTGATGGCATGTTCACCCAGTTGCTCAAGCCTATCCTAGCGAGGATCTACCCCTGCACCGTGGAGGAGGTAAAGCACTCCACCCAGAAGGAAGCCCGTATCATCGACACCCTGGAACCAGTGATGACTGGACACAGACTCATTGTGGACCAGAGGGTAATCCAGAAGGACTTCGACACAGCTAAGGATGTGAAGTACTCCCTGTTCTACCAGCTCACTCGCATTACCCGTGATCGTGGAGCCTTGATCCATGATGACAGACTGGATGCCCTGGCCATCGCTGTGAACTACTGGACCGAGAGTATGGCCAGAGACAACAACAAGGCAGCTTCAGACATCAAGGGCATGGCCATTGATAGAGAACTGAAGAAGTTCATGGGGAATGTCCTAGGGTCAAAGCCTAAGACAACCTCTTGGATCTCCAGAGCCTGATCTATGGTTGCCCAATTGGAAAGGTCTCTTTCCGGGGGAACATTCTATTCTGGGCACACGGTCCGATAGGGTGCTGGTCTTTGGACCAGGCTGGTTCCTTATGTGTGCTCAGCATGTAGTAAGTCTCTAAACCTGACTAGCTAGTTGCGATACGAGGCTCTCATAAGCTAACTGCCTTACATCTCTGTAGACAATCTTTAGGACATCCTGAAGATATCTATGGGGGGTAGGGGGGAAGCTAGAAGCCTATATGGCTAGCATATAGTTATAAGGTACTCAGAGATATCTATAGGTGATCCTATGGATGTCTCTAGGTGTCTCTAACATTGTCTCTAGGTGTAACATCACCAATGTTATAACAGTACAGATAGTCTCTAGGTCTATCTTCATGACGTCTTCTGGTGGAACTGGAGGATAACTTCTGGGGAGTCCTGGAGGTGTGTCTTGAGGATGGACTTGAGGGTTTCTGTAGGATGATCTCTTGGTTCGATTCCAAGGGGACGGGGGAAAGTCAAAACGGGTAACTCCCGCCCTATCCCGTAGCTGGTCTAGGTGATCCTATAGAAGTCTTTAGGTCCAGAATAATTTGGTAGAAAAATATGTGACCTATACCGCATATTGTCGAACGGATTTGTCCCCCCTCGGGCCTCTTGGTGTCGGGCAAAGTTGCCCACGATGCCCA